AACTGGAGGGAGTACAAAAGATCTCTATGTAGAAAGAGTGCCCTTCTTTCATGATGTAAAAGGTTATTCGCCCACCGCAAGGTGGGTTTTTTTATACCCCTGATGTTCTTGGATTATATGTTCGTTTTAATGTATTTGAAATATAATCTGAAGACTCATTATATTTCATAATATTTTGATGATCTGTCATAAACACGGATAAAAATTGTGGTTTTAATATTTTAATTCTTCTCTTCTCTTCATTTGATTTAGTTTCGTAATCATAATTTGTTACCGCAACCACAGGATTTACTGTTACCATTGAATTCGAATAGTTTTTGTATTGAAAAGTAAAATTTACATCCACTTGCAAACCTGCAGGCATTACAGTTCGATTGTATTCATCAACGACTTTCTTTGTTTCATAATGATGAACACCGAGTATGTTTGCTTCAGATCCATACTTCTCTAAAATATGATTATATAACTCGTTATGACTTAATGGCCACTGATCTCTTATGTTAATAATATTATTTGCTGTTAATACAACCCAATCCAATTCTGAATCTTCGTATATATCCTCTGCAACCATGTCTGGACGATATCCCTCTTGAATATAATAATAATTAAAGGCAGTTATTGCCTGATCAACATCAGTTCTTAATCTTGATCTTTTAAATATATTTTTTACAATAACTACATCTTCAATTCTATTACTTGATGGTAATAGTGAAGGATGAGATATATCTGGTAACTCGTTAAAATATGCCATTAGTATCCTATTGCATCGATTGGAACTGGTTGTATGTCAGGTCTACTTGTATCATACTCAAATGGATCTTCCTCATAATCTGTATCGAAGATTGGTTCTAGTTCTCCGAATCTTAAACTTAACAATACAGAAGTTGGCATACCTTTTTCATATGCACTCCACATTCCCTCTGGTGTATAATTAACTGCAACCCCAGTAAGTGCACAAGTTTTAATTCTTAGAACAGAATCATTCCGATCTAATATTTCATAATTTTCTTTTGCTGTTTTAAAATGTATATCAAAGATGTTTGGTGTTCCTAAAAAGAATGAAGTGCTAGTTCCACTTTTTGTTTTATTACTTTTCTTGACTGCCATTCCTTGTTTAAAGAATCTAATTATATTTTTAACTCTTATTGCTTCTTCTCTACTTCTAGGAGTCAGTCTCCAGTTGAAAGTAAATTCTCTGAGAGTAGGAGCATTGAACAATAACTGCATATTTGAATTGGGAACAACTCCAGCTCCTCTTGCAAGAGCAGTCTCTGGAGTTACACCGAATTGTGCAATATTTAATAGAGCAGATCCAATCACACTTCTACCTAATAATGCAGCATCATTACTTGTTATAACACCTTTTGCATCTCTTCCTGCTTGAGCAAGATTACCAATTATATTTCCAGCTTCTTCTTTTGCACTCTTGAATACATCGCCAAACCCTTTTTGTCCACCTATCAGATCTTGAATTAATTGTATTGCACCACCTGTTGCACCAAACACTTCACTCGATACTGCTGCGGTGATTGCATTTAATTGATCTTGACCCCAAGCAACATTATTAGAATCTTGTAGTTGATTCGGCATTGGAAGTTTAACTAATCCAAGATGTTTTTCTTTTGGTGATCCATTTCTAACTCCATTTTTTAAAATCCCAAAAATACCATCACCTTGACTTCTCTTCTCCTCGTTGCTGTTTGCAAAAAATATATTTTGATTGACTGGTTTATATGTAAACTGATTTATCTGTATGTAATCTTGTGTATTACCAAAGTCTGCATCCATTGGATACACTAAGTTTCTCAAAGATAATTTTTGTATTATATGATCAACCTTTCCTGTCTTATATTCTTCACGAAGATTTGAGAGTGATGCATTATTATTATTATCATTATTATTATTATCAGAAGACAGTGAACCTCCGATATAATTTCCATCTTTATCATACAAAGTTGCATCATCTGCTAAATCTTGTAAAGCTTCCTCATCATATAGATCTTTAGATATATCATTCGAAAAATTAGGGTTATCTTTTATTATTTCTTGATAAGTATTTTCAGCTAAATCTATATCTTCATCCTTAATTACATCTTGATAACCTGGTTGAACTTGCCACATGCCATATTCAGTTCTCGAAAGAGCTGGATCTCCTTGTTCAGTTCTTAACTCTGTAACAATTCCGTTAGATGAAGTGTATAATCCATACTCTGTAGCGTTACTCGCAACCACGCTCCCAGCCAATGCAGGTGCAATTTCTGCTTGATCTATTTGAAATTGTTCTGATCTTCTATATTCTGAAAATGACATTTAAATACTATCCCAAGCGTTTTCTGGTGATACCTTCTGACCATATTTATTAGAAAAATTTTCAGTTACTAATTGTGCGATACTTAAATACTCTTCTGGGTCGGGTGGAATGATGAAAGCATCACCCATATTGGCAATAAAATAACGATGTAAAGTCTTCTTTGGTAGAATTACACCTACCTTATTTACCAAGCCTTGTGCGATACCACCACGATAACTTGGATTTAGGTAGTGTAGATTACCACCAAGCATTTTATCTCCTTGAAAATCCATCACATATGTAAGTGGTCTGCGATCATAGAAAGGATACTTCTCTGGAAATGAAGCAGAGTATGTAAAGAAACAAAGTTCTCCTATCTCTGGAAAACGAGTCTCGGCAACATCAGAAAGTTCAGCATACAATTGATTTGCATACCAATCTGGAGTTGTATTTGATTCTCCCTCTGCTCTTTCTCTTATTCTTTCTCCGATAGTCATTTGATACCTAACTCATATTCTGTCATAATTTTAAATTCAAAGTTGCGATCCGCACAGAACTCTCGTGCTGCTTTCCACTTTGCTTGATTGACTGCGTATGTTTGAACTGAGTGAGCCCATGACTTTGTTCTTTTCTTTGGATTCACATTTGGCATCTTAGTTTCTTTCTTTGGTTTCACTTCAACTACCATAGTTCGTTTCTCTCCTTTCTTATCAACATATTTTAAAAAGAAGTCTGGAAAGTAACGATGAATACGATTATCGATTGGAGAACGATAAGGAATCCAAAATTCTTCTGACTGCCATTCACTTACTGTCTCATTCAAATCACAGTAGTTCATAAACTTTCTTTCCCACAAAGACCTATAAATAATATTTCGGGGATCTCCTTTATACTTTTTCGGGTATCTTGGGTAATATTTTCCTTTATATGACATACATATATTATCAGGATCAATTTAAAAACTATTTAGATGGCAATAAGATCAGAAGATTTATATCTCAGCATACCAAATGCGAGTCCATTATTTTCAAAACTTGCGATATCAAGTCAGTTCAAGGTATCGTTAGATCTTGTACGTAGAAGTCAAGTTGGAGATAATGTAGGATTGCTTGAGTACTTAACTAATTGTGGATTATTTAATGAAGGAAGTTCATCAAGTCAAACATATGATTTCCTTTGTTCATCAGCATCGTTACCTGGTTCTAACTTTAACATCTCAGAAGAGATGGGAAGTCGTCAGGGAATGACAGAAAGATTTGCATCAAGAAGAATATATAACGAATTTGATTTAACTTTTTATATTGATAGTGATTACAATGCATTACGTATGCTTGAGGAGTGGATGAATTTTATCAATCCAGTTTATAATGAGTCAAATGGTAGATATGATGGAGCAGAGGGAAGTCAATTAAATGCATATAGAGAGAGAAATACATACTCAAGATTTAGATATCCAGATGATTATCGAAGGAAAATATCTATTACTAAATTTGAAAGAGATTTTTTGCAGAATCCAAATGATAGAAATAATACATTTAAGAACATGCCACTGTTGACTTATCATTTTATTGATACGTTTCCCGTTAATATTAATGCTGTTCCAATGTCTTATGATGGAAGCACATTTTTACAAGTGACTGCTGTATTCACTTACTTAAGACACACAGTTGAAAAACATGGTAATGCACAGCAATCAGTCAGAGAGGCACTTTTAAATAGACAATTGACTCAAGTAAATCCTCTTATGCCAAGAAGAACTGGAAGTGAAATAGCACCTAGCACGAGTAGTCCTGTTCCAGATGTACCAGTTGGATACGTAAGTGGTAAACCATATTATGGGCCTTTCCATGAACATATGGGAGTAAAGATGGTGGGAGCAGAACATGTAAGCACACCACATGCAATAATATACGATACATTAGCAGAGAGTTTACCAGGTAGCACTGTTTCTGGCCCAACAGTCACAGAAACTAATCCAGTGACTGAGACAGAAACTGAAGCTGGAGAGGGAACATCTTCAACAACTACAACTACTGAGACTAGTCAAGGAGAGTCTACCACAACAGAAACTACAACCACCACGACCACTACAGATTCCTCTGGGTCAACGAGTTCAAGCACCAGTTCCTCATCATCCTCAAGTTCTTCTTCTTCCTCTGGGTCAAGTTCCTCTGGTGGTGGGTACAGTGGTTATTATTACTAAAACCCTGCTATATACAATACTGAATAAATTATCATGCCTTTACCACAGATATCGACTCCGACTTATGAACTGACTATACCATCTTCTAAGAAGAAAATAAAGTATAGACCTTTCCTTGTAAGAGAGGAGAAAATTTTAATTCTTGCATTAGAGAGTGAGAATGAAAAACAAATTGCAGAAGCAATTAAATCAACTTTAAAATCTTGTATAATTACAAGAGGTGTAAAAATAGAAGCACTATCAACATTCGACATTGAATATGTTTTCTTGAATATACGTGGAAAATCTGTTGGTGAATCTGTAGATTTAGTTGTGACTTGTCCTGATGATATGAAAACTAAGGTAGAAACTAAAATTTATATTGATGAAATAAAAATTGTTAATGATGAAAATCACAATTGCGACATTAAATTAGATAGTAACTTGACCTTAAGAATGAGATATCCATCTCTGAATGAGTTTATCAAAAATAATTTTAATTTTAATAGTGAGGGTAAGGAATCAATAGAACAATCTTTTGATCTAATTGCTTCTTGTATTGATGTTGTTTATAGTGAGGATGAATCTTGGGCAGCTTCTGATTGCACTAAGAAGGAATTGGTTGATTGGTTGGGTTCTTTAGATTCTAAACAATTTAAAGAAGTTGAATCGTTCTTTCAAACAATGCCTAAGTTATCTCATACTTTTAAAGTGACCAACCCAGAAACAAAGGTTGAAAGTGAAGTGACGTTGGAGGGTTTATCGAGTTTTTTCGAATAGTCATGGCTCATATGGATCTTGAGTCATATTATAAACTTAACTTCGCCCTAATGCAACACCATAAATATTCTTTGACTGAAATTGAAAATATGATGCCTTGGGAAAGGGAAATCTACACTGGATTATTATCTCAATACGTAGAAGAAGAAAATCTAAAAGCAAAACAAGCAAGTATGTAGGAAATGAAATCCACTATTTCTCCAACAAGTGTTGTCAATCCTTTAAGCAGAGGATTGTTTACTGCTGCGAAAAATAGTGTATCAAGAGTTAAAGAGACTACAGAAAAGATATCAAAGGTAAGTGATAAGAATCAAAAATTCGCAATGAATTTTGTAGAATTTTTTGGAAGTAAAAAGAATGCAAAAATATTAAAGAAGAGTTTAGAGTCAATTAAAAAGTCTTTAGTTTCTACATTAGAGATTGCAAAGGCATTGAGAAGTTCTCTTAATGATATGACCAAAATGAAAAAAGGTCGTGGTGGTTTATTTTCAGGAGGAGGATTATTTAGTGGTGGATTGGGTGGATTAGTTGGTGGTGGATTAACAGCATTATTTGGAAAGGCAGCTTTAATCACACTTGGAGTTCTTGCAGTAGGTGGATTGGGTGCGTTACTTTATCTTAATAGGGATGCTGTCTTTAATTTTTTTGAAACTAATATTAGTAGATTTCAAAATTTTGTTAAACCATTAATAGATAATGCACTTAAAGATGTTTTTCGTCCACAGGTGTTAAAAGATGAAGATAAAATTGCAAGGGATGAGGTTGATAAAGAATATAAAAAATTATTAAAACAAAGAGAAGATGGTTTAATTACAGGAAGTGATGATCAATTATTTAATGATGCTACATTACGTATTATATTAACATTAGAAAAAGATAAAGAAGAAGCAAAAGGTAGTCCAAGAGTAAAAGAAAGACTGCAGAGACAAATTGATACATTGGAGGGTATAGATAATCTTGGAATTTTTGATGAGAAAGGAGAAATTAGACCACTCACTGCTTTAATAGGCAGAAGACTTACAACATCTAATCTTTTTGAAAATAGTCCTGCTAACTATGCACAAAAATCAAACAATGAAAAATTAAGTTTGATAAGAAAAGAAATTAATGATAATAATAACAACTTGGTTTCTGTAAGATCTAAAATGTCTGATCTGTTTGATAAAGGAAAACCCAATGCAGATGAGAAAGCTTTCGCTGTTGATTTATTAACTTATATTGATGCTCTTAGGAGTGAAGATAAGGAATTAATAGAGGGATTTACACCACCAAGTTCCAACATTGGTAACATCACAGATTTAAATAAAACAGTTAAACAGTTTCAAGGTTCAACATTACTACAAGGTGAAGGAAAGAAACCACTTTTTGATGCTAATACTTTACAGACTGATAAAGAACTTCCGAAAAAGAAAAGTGTTGAAGAAATTAATAAAAATAGTCCATTTAATGAAGATACTACTGCAAGTAATTTTAATAAAAATGGTAATCTTATAAGTTCTAATACTCCATCTGGTAATGGTTCTGGACTTTTTGCATTCATTCCAACAAAACCAGTAGATGGATATAATTTTTCTAGTATTACTTACGGAATTGTAGGAGCGTAGGATAGAATATGTTACTTAATAATTCACCACTTAAAAATACATCCGAAAAATTAAAGTCTCCACAGACCTCAATAAAAACTTTAAAAATTGAACGGAAGAAGGACTTTAAATCATTTTTAAAATATGTTGAAAAAGAATCAAAAGCATTAGAGGATATAAAACTACCATCTCTAAACGATGCAAAAAATAAAAAATCATCTTTACTTGGATCTGCATTAGGATTGGGTGCTCTTGGACTACTTGCATTTTTTGCTGGTGGTGAAGGCGATGGTGATCCAAATGATCAACCAAATAAATTTGATTACTTTGATCCAGAAGCATTCAAAAGAACTCTTAATACTCAAACTCGGATTGCAAGTTTATCATATACTGGAATGAAAGCCGCTAATTTTTTCGATGATGGTGATGGTCGTCAACCTCGTAGAATGATTAACGTTACACCAGGTGGTGATTTACAAAATACTAAATTTGGCCAATTTGCAAATCAGAACATGCTTTTTGGTGAAGATTATAGTCCATTTAAGAAACGAATTAAAGGTTCTATTGTGACTGACTTATTAGCAGATATTGAACAGGATATATATTCAACCGATACTAGTGAAGAAGTAAAAAGAAAAAAAATTAAAAAAAGATTATTTAATTTAGAAGAAATTGAAATAAAAAAACAAAGAAAAAAAATTAAAAAAAGATTATTTAATTTAGAAGAAATTGAAATAAAAAAACAAAGAGAAAAACAAAGGGAACTTGTAAAAGTCGGAGGTGGAGATGATCAAATTAATTATTCCAATCTTGATAATAAAAATAGTAAAGGAAGATTTAAAGATGAAAGAGCAGCGTTAAATAAAATTACAAAAGAGTATAGTAAATTTAAAAAACCTAATTTTTTTAGTGGCACTTCTGCTAATGCTAATAAAACATTCAGTATTGATGATCCAGCATTTGACCTTAATAATTTAATTGATTCTGATGAAGTAGAAAGTAACTTAGGTAATAAAGCAAAAAGACAAGTTGCAACAGACAATGTAAATGATGCAATAGATAAAAAAGGTTTTTACAAAAAACCTCAAAAGAATAGATTTCAAAAGTTTTTTGATACTGGTATACCACGTCTATTTGCAAGAGGAGCTCTCACTTTATTAAACATTGGAGGAAAAGCTTTTCAAATTGAACCTCTCATTAGTCCAGTTTTATCTCCAGATGCTTTTGAAGAGGGAACTATGACTTCTGTGATGGATGTTTTTGGAAATTTGCCAGGTGATCCTAATTTTGATGTAGATTCGAAGGGTATATATTCTGATTACATTGATGTCACTGACCCAAGAGCAATTAAAGAAATGAAACAGATAAAAATTAACTACCTCACAAAAAAAATGATAACTGGTGATATTCAAGCACCAAACTTTACAGGAGGATTAAATTACAATGATCTTTCTATACCACCAGTCAATTTTCAACCTCCTGTTGAAGGAAACAGTGATAAAGTAGTTCCTTTTATACTTCCAGAAGGAGATGATATGATATCATCTCATCTTGATTCGTTGATACTATTGGAGTTGGAGAGGTACTAATGTCTTTAGGAGTAGAAGGTTTAATTTACCAGTATCTGCAGATACAAAGCAAGAACGGAAGAAAACTTGATCTAAGTAATTCAGTTATTGAAACGAATTACTATGAGGATATTTTGCAACCTCATTTAATTGTTACATTAAAGATTGCTTCTTCCTATAATATCGTAAGTGAACTGCCAATTCGTAGTGGTGAATTAGTTGCATTGAAATATTCAACTCCATCTGGAACCTTTCAACTTGGTGAATTGGATGGAAGTGGAGATATAGTTGAAGAGACAGGTGAGATGCTAGTATATAAAACCAGTGGTCTTGATACAGAAAGACAATCAGCTTTCTTTACCTTACACTTGATATCTCCAGAGTATTTTGCAGATAGAAAAGAAAGGTGTGTAGGAAAATTTAAACAAAATACTATTGATAAACACGTTGAACATATACTTAAAAATGTAATTAAGACAAAGAAAAAATGTAATATTGATCCTGTCGTAAATCCATATTCTTTTATGGGGAACAACAGAAAACCATTCTATACTATTCAATGGTTAGGCCCAAAATCTATTTCCTCAACAAGATCTGGATCTGAAGGTGAAGAGGGAACTTTAAATGGAAAAGCATATGGAGTTGCAGGATATCTATGTTTTGAAAATAAAGATGGATTTAATTACAGAAGTTTAGAGAATTTAGTTTCTGAAACAAAAAAATCAGAAGGTATTGCAGACAAAAAAGATGTAGAACACGGAACTTACTCTTGGTCTGGATTGGGTGGAGTTGAACAAAACAAACCTGAGAATGATGTAAAAATATTAAATTATTTCATGAAGAAAAATATAGATCTAAGACAGGCATTGACTCTTGGAGTGTATGCCAATCAAACAACCTTTATGAATCTACAGAATAGGGAAATAACTTTCTATAAGTATAGTCTGAAGGAAGAGTTAACTGAAAAACTAGGAGGAGAATCTGAAATTGATGTTCCAGTAGAGGGAACTACAAGATTTTTATTAAAGACTTCTGATCATGGATTCATGGGGATCGGTAAAAATGGTTTAGAAGAGACTGGAAAAGATCGAACAGACGATGCTAAATCATATGCAAGATATAATTTACTATTCACACAAGCACTATTCATTCAAGTTCCTTGCAACACAAAATTAAAAGTAGGTGATATAATAAAGTGTGACTTCCCTCGTTTGAGAGAGGGAAGAGCTGATGAAGTTGATCAATCATCGAGTGGTAAATATCTCATAAAAGAGTTATGTCATCACTTTATGATTGGTAAGAATATAACTTCAATGAAATTGATTCGAGATTCTTACGGATTTTCAGAACCAAAAGTAGCAACATAAATACTAATGTACATAGTACATGGAGGAACAAATGAAAAGCATAGAAGACCATATTGCAAAGGATAAAGAGATCCTTGCCGACCCAAAGACCTCTGAACCAATGAAGAGACATGCAAAAGAAGAGTTGCATGATCTAATAGAGTATGAGGAGCATCATCATGACGAGATTGAAGCAGGAGATCATCACGATCCTAATATCCTAGAAGTATTCTGTGATTTGCATCCTGATGAACCAGAATGTTTAGTATATGACGACTAATGAGTTTAGATAATCTTTACATAAAACCTGGTATCAGTGGATTTAATGGGCATGTAACTTTTACAGCGAAAGTTATGCCTGAAAAAGAATGGAAACCACAAAATGATTTTCTGTCATTAACTGGTTTGCAAAATTTTAGAATAAAGATACGTATAATAGGTTTGGATTCACCAAACAAAGAAATTCAGCCCGATAATGAAACTCGTTGGGCGATAGTTTCTAGTCCTGCACATCTTGGAGGTGGAGCAAAAGGACTAGGAGAAACTTTGGTGCTTTCAGGTGGTGAGACTGTTTGTGGTTATTTTCTAGACGGTGAAGACGGACAACAAGCAGTGGTTACAAATCTGTTGAATTGTAGTTTTAAGGATGTTGAAAATCATCTTAATAGTTCAAATGCATTTGCAAGTACATTTGAAAGCGATGGGTTGGGGCAACATTTGTATAATTATGAACAATTTAGTCAAGACTTTCCCACAGCCAATTATTGGCAAGGTGGTGATCAGTCAAATGCAGGAATTGGATTTGCTGATGCAACTAATATAAAAATCGGTAGTTTTTCTATTTGTGGAACCGATACAGTTAGTAAAACTAAAGATAAAATTAGTGAATTTATAAAGACGATGAGGACTGCCCAAAAGTTAGGAGGGAAGGTTCTTGATCCAGTGACAAATGAAATTATTAACATGCAAGATGACATTGCAGTTCTTAAGGGTCAAGTTTCAGGAATATTGAAGGGAACAGTAAATGTAATTAGAAAGAAAATTATAAAAAAAATTAATGATGAGTTAAAGAAAAAGGCAAAAAAGAAAAAAATAACAGCAGAGGGAATAGGTACAGCACAAGATAATAAAGATAAAGTATCCGATAATGTAGTTGCAAGTTTAATTGGTTGTCTTTTTAAGGGTGTTCTTAAATCTATTGGTGCATTCTTAACTAACATGTTCAATAACCTTTTGAATAATGTTCTGAATGGAGCATTATGTGCCATTGAACAATTCATATCTGGTATCTTTGCTAAAGTATTTGATTCAATCGAAAAGGGATTGGCATCAATTATGAGTGGATTAAGTGGGTTATCAGGCATACTTTCTTCAGTAACTGGTCTTTTTGGAAAGGCTGCTAGTTTTGCAGGTAACATTTTAGAATTTCTTGATAAGTGTCTTCCAGAGGATGAAAAATGTATCAATTTAGATTCTAAAGTGTGGAGTTCTTCAACTAATAGTTCAAAGAAAGTAAAGAAGGATAATTGGGAAGATCAAGTTAAAAATATAAATGTATTCAAAGGTATAAGTAAAGGACTTACAAATCTCCAGAATGATATAGTTAAGGGTAGTCAGGATGTACAAAATTTAGATTATAATGGTGTTCCTTTGGAAACAACGGTGAGATCTACGAGTATCTTAACTGGTGGATCTTCTAATGCTTTAGTAGACAAAGGATTAGGATCAATTGAAAGTGCCATATCTCAGTCTTCATTATTTGGATTGGGTAATAATAGATTTGATGCTTGCAATCAGAAAGTAAATAATCCTACTTCACAAGAGGATATTACACCTACAAGACCAGGATACATTTATCCAACATGTATACCACCCATTGCAGAAGTATCTGGATCTGGATCTGGTGCAGAACTTCTTGTTATTGTTGGTAATGATAGAAGAATATTCTCAATCGAAGTTATAAATGGTGGATCTGGATATGATCAACATGCAGGTATATCAATAACTGACAATACTGGAAACGGAACTGGTGCATATGCAAGAGCAGTCGTAACTGATGGAGTTATTACTCAAGTTGTTTTGATGAGTACTGGTTATGGTTACTGTTTGAATACAACAGATGATGAATCAGTTGGAATTGGAACTAATGTTGTTGGGGTGATAGATGACATATTTGTTGATAGACCAGGATATAATTATGATCCAGAGGACACCGTTGTTGTTGGTGATGATAATTTCCCAATTCTTACAACTCCTGATGGTTCGATAGGAGAGGTTATTGTTCCATCAAATTATGATAACGAATTTTCATCAACTCCCACCATAACAATGAATACTAAAACTGGAGTCGGTGTAAAATTGATACCTATTATGAAGTTTACACCTCAATTCAAAACAGATGCTAACGCAGATAAGAGAAAGGCAGCACCACTTATTGGAATTGATAATGTGGTTGATTGTATTGGTGATAACAGAGATCCTGTTGGTTTTGTCAATGGTGTTGAATATTCTGGGCCTTATCATGTAATGTCGAGTGGTGTAAAAATGACAGGAGCAATACATGGTGTGTCAGATTCAATAATTTATGATACAATAGAAGAGAGTCTAAGTAATCCTGTAGTATCATCGTCTTCTTATGAAACTCCTACTGGAACAGTAGCAGAGGCTCCTACTGAAACAACGACTGTGGATACAACCCCAACAATTGTGACAAACCCTACGACTCCGACTATGGATACAACCACAACAGATACATCTACATCAACTGGAACGGATTCAAGTTCCTCTAGTGGTGGATATGGAGGATACTAATGACTAATAGTGATTTTGGAATAGATAGAGGATCCAATCCAAATCCTTTAGAGAAAAAAGAAATTGGAACAGATTTACCGAAACCAATAGCAGATTATGGTGAAGAAGAATTAATTGAGTGGTTAAAGGATAAGGCACCTCAAATTTTTCCAGATTT